CATTTGCATCACGTTCTACTTGGAACATCAGACCTTTGAATTTCTCAACAGACCAACGCCCATTAGAGTCAACATCAAGGTCAAACACACCAGCTGTTGATGTATTGTGTTGTGCTCCGTGCTCCGCACTAAAATAAATGGTACGGATAACTTCGCGGTTAATCTCTGCCAAAATCTCTTGAGAGAGAATGTTAGCAAGTTCTGTTTCAGCATCCAAACCGTGAACGGCTTTAAGATCCTGTGCCAATTCCATCGAGTACTCACCCTTGAGTGCACGTGTTTTAGCTGTAACTGAGACACGATCAATGGAGAATGACATTTGTTGAAAATCTTCAGCGGCTGTACCTTGAGTTCCACTAAGACCGAAAGTTTCAGCAGTTGCCGTTGAGTTACCGACACCCAATATTGCGGTGTATGTTCCACCTTGAGCTGCTGCTTGTGCACCTGCTCCGGAGCTGACCATATCATCTCCAGCGTCACCAGAATGTGTGGATTCTGGTTCACTGTACATGGCGTTAGCACCACCTTGTGAATCATATCTTGGACGCATTGCGAAAATAAGTCCTGTAGGGCCAGTCATTGGTTGAACACCACAAACATCATAAGCAACTAAATTAGGCATTGCTCTACGAATCATGGAAATTAAAACTGGGTCTTGATATTGTACTCCACCAGACGAACTTGCTGTAGGAGCAAGGCTGGTTAAAGATGTTGCTGCCTCCATCAAGGAACCGCGACCTTCCATAGTTGCCTGTTCCGCCATGGCTTTTTCTTGATTTTCCAAAAGAACGGCGGTAACCGCTTTTCGGTATGGGTCTTTAATCTTGGGCATATCTTCGTGATCCAAGACCGGGGCCCACTTTTGTTGTAGTCCTTCAGCTAGATACATTTTTTTTAATCTCCTAAAAATGTTATTTGTTTAAACGAGTTAATGAGGAAACATATCTCTTCATAACTGGATCAACATCCGATTCTGAACTATCTTGTTCTTCTACTTCAGTATTTTCCAGTTCTTCTGTAATTGTTTCCTTCTGTTGTTTAGGGAAATAATTTTCCTTAATTACTTCAAGTTTCTCAGAATATTGAGACTTGTCTTCAAAATCTATGCCATCAGCCAATTTACCTAGTTTTTCTTTTTCGGTATCGGCGAGGTCTTCTGAAACTTCTCTCAAAGTTTCAGCCTTTTTATATTCCGCAAGTTCTTTTTTGATGTCTACACTTGTGTTAATAGACTCATCAAGTTTTTGCTCTAGTTCTTCAACTTTCTCAAATAGATCGTCAACAAGGTCAACTTTCTCTTCTGGAATGTCAATGTAATGCTCTGTAAAAAGGTTTTTGAGTCCTGTCATAAAATCTTCCACTAATTCAGAGCGGATTCCTTTTTCAACAGCTAACTCATTCTCTTTCATCCACTCTTCAACAACATAATTGAGATATCCATCAACCTTTTCGGTAACTGTGGACAAATGTTCTTCTTTTGCTTCAGTAATTTCTTTCTTGTAATCTTCTTCTAGTTTCTCAACCCTTTGATTGACTTCAGAAAGTACTTTAGCTGAAACTGCTGCTTCAAATATTGTGGAAGCTTTAGTCTTAAAATCTTCAGAAAGATCTTCACCATTTGTAATGGCTTCAATGTCATCTTTGACATCAATTTCTAGATCCTCTTTTTTGAGTTTCTTAGCCTCATACTTGGGATTATCCTCTTCCTCTTCATCTTCATGTTCTTCAGCTACTTCAGCAATAGTTGAACCCATGATTTTTGAGAAAGAATCAGAAAGGTCAGCTTTCTTCATGTTATTAAGTTGGTCATAAAGAGCTTTAATCATTCCGGCTTTGGTTTTAGGAATAGAAATGGACTTTTCTGCGACCTCTTCTACTTCCTCTTCTCCTTCACCTTCTTCTTCCTCTTTAACTTTAGTCTTAGTTTCATCTAAGATTTCTTCGCCCGAAGACTCCGCAACAGCTTGTTGCTCTTCTTCCAGTTCTTCAGCCGTTTGTTCCAAAATTTCTTCAGACATTGAAAATCTCCTAATTTGTTATCTGTGTGTGTTTATACTAATATTATTTATAATAACTTATATTTACAACTTGGTAATAAAATCTCTAAAAGCTTCAACAAGTACGTTTTCACGACCTTTTCTCGAAGATTTTTCAATTTTATCTTTATATTCTTGGATCTGCGTCTCTTTAAGTAGACCATTATCCCAAATCCACTCCTTACCTTCCATAATCCCATGAACAAATGCGTCCGGAGCAGAAGGATCAGCAACTATATCAGCTGCTGTTGCAAGGTAAAAATCACCTTGTACTTCTGAAATACCATTTCTTCCTTGCTTTAAAGATCCCATACCTCTTGATGAAACTCCCAATTGAGCACCTTCATCAATAAGATTCTTTACAATCTTTCCGTATGGTGTATCTAAAACTTTAGCTCTTCCCATGAAATTTTGACCCACTTCTTCCAACTCTTCTATCATGTGGGAAACTCTTTCCAAATTGACCGTTGGCCCGTCTGGATGTCCCAATTCACCAAAAGCTCTTTTCTTCTTGATAAACTCTGTAGTATATCGTTTTGCTTCTTTTTGAAGAACTTCTGTTGGATATACTCTTCCATTTCGATTCTTCTTATTTGCTTGCATGAAGATACCTTCAATGAAGTATTTCTTATCACCACTCTTAGTAGTTTCTGTAAGAAATTCTACATTTATTGCTTCTTCGCTAATTAGTTTCATGGTTCTCTCCGTTTGTTATTTTTCTTTTGCACTGGCCTGACGCATCTTAAAGGCATCTTTCATTTTCTTTTTAATTATAGGTTTTAATCTTTTTTTCCACTTACCACCCATTTTTTGTACTTTAAGATCGGCCTTCTTCTCTATACTAGTTTTTATTCCAATTGAAGCTTCAGGGTCTTTATATTTTCCTGCCTTATCTACTAATGTAATTGCTTTCTGTCTTACTGCCTTATTTACTGCCTTATCAATTTTATCCTGAGAAGGTGGTTTTTTCATAGACCTTGCTCGTTTTATGGCAGTAACTTTTGATTTCTTTTTGGAAATAATTGACCTCTTCCTTCTTTGTTGAAGAGTCAGCGCTTCCATAAAATCTTTAAATGCTTTCATTTAGTATACATCCGAAAATCCTGATGCATGAGCTGCATATCCTAAGCTACCATTCTTCATGAAATTTGGTAGTTCAAATCCTTCCATTTTTCCTATCTCTATTCCTATCATATAAGTATCAGCTGAAGCGACACCTACCGTTGTTACATTAACATCTCCAAGTACGTTACTAGCATTTCCAGCTGCTGCTCCCATACCTATTGCTCCGATATGGTTACCTCCACCTGCATAATTTATATAACCGTTACCAGCTACCAAATATGCAATAGTTTGTTCTGTATCACTTCCATCAAAATAAATTCTAGCATGAGTAATACCAGATGCTAGATTCCACCAAAGTTTTCTAAGTTGTATTTTTGGTGAAGCGATAGCCAATCTTGTACTAGCATGAGTGAGTGAAGAACAAAGTCCAGAAACACCCCCTGTTAAAGTTTTTCCAACTCCAACATCTGTCGCAGTTTCTGCAGACCAAGCTTTAGGGGTTATATCAGTAGCACTTGTAACCTTGTAAGCTTTAAAAGTTGTTGCTGCAGGAGTGTAATCTGTAACTCTCAAGAATATTGCTGTACTGTCATTTGTGGTTAGTACTTCTCCGATACACAAATTCGCAGTTGGCGCAGAAACCAAAGTTACTGTAGCTGAAGCATATTTTAACGCAGAAAGGTTAGCGAAGATACTATCAGATAGTTCAGTACCACCACCAGCAAGTCCAGTATGTTGTACCGAATACCTTGTATTAGTATCTGTTATAGTATTTACTAATTTAGTTATACCCATTTGTTATCCTTTTAAAATCAAACTTCATTCTAGTTTAATGTTTAAGTGTTTTCATGTGCTTTTCCTAGAACCTTCATAAATGCACGTTCAGTTCTTTGGATTTGTTGAATAGTTCTATTTTTTTCTGAAGAGCTTAGCCCTTCTATATATTTAACCAAAATCTGCGATGTAAGCGGATCTATCGGTATATCTGCTCCATCATCTAGAGTAATTTCACTATCTTTTTTAGATTTACCCGATTTAAGTAAATCATTCATTACACCTTCTGTGATGAACTCTCCAAAACTTAACAATTTACTTTTCGTTTCCACGATAGTTTGTAATTTTTTACTTTCCGTGAGTGTTATAACTTCCTCTAAAATTAAATCTTCAAGTATTTGTGTTCTATCTTCTTCTGTTAGAGATGATAATTCATTTTTTGCAAATATAAACCATTGGTTTAGTTTTTCGTTATCGTTACCTGCTTCTTTCTTTGCCCTTGCAAGTTTTTCCTTTCGTTTTGCTAACGCCGCGGCTCCAGCTTCTTTTTCTCCTTCTTTTGATCCTTTTTTCTTTTTTTCACCTCTTTTAACTACCTTCTTTTCATCATCTGGAT